GATAGATTTTTATACAATTACATGGTCTTTGCAAAAAAGAAATATCCTGATGACTGGGAACAAAAAATTATAGAAGCAGCGAGAGATTATTTTGAATATTCAAAAGAATGGGACGATGAAAAAGTAAGACTAAAAATTAGGGCCTGGAAAAAAGATACTAAAGGACATACTTGTAATGAAGAACCTATAGTTCATCATTGTATGAAAGCTGAGTGTGTTAAAAGAAAATATGGTATAACTTCTGATAGACGACGAGCTTTTCCTGCAGTATCTGGACTCGTAAAAATTAATTATAAACCTGACCCAGAGTATACATTCAATGTAGCATTACCAGATGGTGTAAAAGTAAAACCAGTACATGCAAAATCTATTGAGTATATAACGGATCAAAGAAAAGCAAGAAATATAATAGGAGTTGCTGCTGGATTTGTTCCTCCTTTACAAAAAGGGGATGCTTATCAAGAAGTATTAGATGCTTTGTTTGCTACTCAAAAAGAAATTGATCCTCCTAAAGGAACAAGCCCCGAAGAACAATTGTTTTCTTATATGAAAGAATATGTCAATGGACCAAAAGCAGAAACTTATATCTCTTTTAAAAGTGGGGCGACTCTCGTAGAGATTGACAAAAGTAAGGATCAAAAATTTTTGGGCAAAAAGTGTGCTTATTTTAAATTTGATCCATTTTTTAATTTTTTAAAAAGCAAAGAATGGAGAATAAGAGCGGACAAAACTGCATGGATGATAGTTAATGTGGAAAATATTAAAGGCTCTTTTGTAAGAAAAAGGTTTCCAAAAAAAGACAATAATAAAAATCCTTATGAAGCACTTGATGTTATTTGTGTTTTACAATCGATCTTTGATGAAAAAGAAATTGAGGATGAAGTTATAATCCTTAAGGATAAAAAAGAATTAATATGATAAAAAAAGTATTAGGACCACCAGGTACTGGTAAAACATTCACTTTACTTAATTATGTTAAAAAATATATAAAAAACGGAACACCTTTAGATCGTATTGGATACTTTGCTTTCACAAAAAAAGCAGCTTACAATGCAAGAGATACTTTTCTTGAAGATGAAAAATTCAAGGATGTTTCCGCAGAATTTAGTAAGAAGGATTTAAAATTTTTTCGAACTCTACATTCATATGCTTTTTGGATTCTCGGTTTAACTGAAGATCGCGTAATGCAGCCTGAACACTATGAAGATATAGGCAAACTTACAGGTGTCCGAGTAAAATACTCAAAATATGATGATCTAGAAAGTAATGGTTATTTAACCTGTGATTCAGAATATTTTCAATTGATAAACAAATCAAGAGTTAAAAATATTCTTATTGAATCAGAATTCAATACCAATGAATACTCTAGAAAGATTGATTTTCAAACTTTAAAACATATTGATATTAATCTGCAAAACTATAAACATAAAAACAACTTAGTTGATTATACGGATATGATTAATAGATTTAGGAAGGAACATGAAAAATCAAAAACCTTTGATGTAATTTTTATAGATGAGGCTCAAGATTTATCTCCTGTTCAATGGGAAATGTTTAATATACTGAAAACAAAAACTAAGGATATTTTCTTGGCCGGAGATGACGATCAAGCAATTTTTGCTTGGGCCGGAGCAGATGTTGACAGGTTTATTAATGAACCTGCAGAGAATGAATTCCTTAAGCAATCTCGAAGAGTCCCAGAGGCAGTTCAAGAAATTGCCAATGAATGGATCTCAAGAATTCCAAAAAATAAACGAATAGATAAAAAATGGGATCCTAGAAGGGATAAAAATAAATCTATAATAAAAGGACATCGAGAAGAAATTTATTCACTGGATAATGTTAATTTATCTGTGGATAAATGGCTAATTCTAGCTAGAACAAATTCCAGAATACTTAAAATAGCAAAAGAACTAAGGGACAAAAATTTATATTACGAAACAAAAAGGGGTAAAAGTTACGATGTTCGTCTTTATAAAAGCATTTTGAATTGGACTCGATGGAATAAAGAAGAATCAATGGCCTTACCGGAATGCAAAGATATTTTTGACTATTTAGATTTTGAATTTGATGAAAAATTATTTGAAAAAAAGGAATTAATCAAAATCGAAGAAGCAGGTTTAAAGAAAGGATTGCTATGGTTCGATGTTTTTACAAAAGCCGATTCTAATGAAAAAACATACATAAGAAATATGCTTAGTAATGGAGAAAAATTAAGTGTTTCTGCTAGAATCAAGTTACAAACTATTCATGTTACAAAAGGAGAAGAAGAAAAAAATGTTATTTTATCCTTGGATAATACCAGTAGAATAAGAGAATCTATATCCAATAACTTAAATAAACAATATGAAGAACATAGAATTTTTTATGTTGGTGCAACTAGAGCAAAACAAAATTTATTTTTATTAAAAGCAAAAGTAGAAAGATACGGATATCAGATATGAGAAACATTACAACAATAACAATCATATGTCTATATACTTTTATATTTTGCTTAATTCTATTGGAGACTTCATGAGCGTATATAATAAACAAGTAGGTGGAACTCATTACAAAAAAATGAAAATTCAGCCGAGCAAATTTGTAATTGAAAACAAGTTGCTATTCCCTGAAGGAAATGTTATTAAATATATTTGCAGGCATCCATATAAAGGAGGAAAGGAAGACTTGGAAAAAGCTAAACATTTCATCGATATGATTATTGAAAGGGATTACTCTAAATGATTATTCCTAAATTCGAAGCTCAGAAAGAATGGACAACTCCATCAGAATTTCCTGACTTATCTAAATATTCAGAGATTGCAGTAGATCTTGAAACTAGGGATCCTGATTTAAAAAATAAAGGATCTGGATCAATAATAGGTAATGGTGAAGTAGTGGGGATAGCTGTCGCTGTACAAAATAATTCTTGGTATTTTCCAATTGCACATGGCACTAGTCCTAATATGGATAAAAAGAAAGTTT